TATGTATCTTCAATGGACAAGTATAGATGTTGGATATCCAGATTACCGTGAGGCAAATAGGATTTTCTTTTTATACTGGGAAGCTTGTAAGGCAGACAAGAGATGCTTTGGTATGGACTATCTTAAGATAAGACGTTCAGGGTTTTCTTTTATGGGGTCATCTGAATGTGTAAACACAGGAACTCTAGCTAGAGATTCAAGAGTTGGTATATTATCTAAAACTGGTTCGGATGCTAAAAAAATGTTTACCGATAAGGTTGTTCCTATTGCAAATAGACTTCCATTCTTTTTTAAACCTATTCAGGATGGTATGGATAAACCTAAAACTGAATTAGCCTTCAGAGTTCCAGCTTCTAAAATAACCAAGAAGAATATGCATGAGGTTATGGATGATGAGTTGACAGGGTTAGACACAACTATTGACTGGAAGAACACGGATGATAACTCTTATGATGGTGAGAAACTTTTACTTCTAGTACACGATGAATCAGGTAAGTGGCTAAAACCAAATAACATTCAAAACAACTGGCGTGTTACTAAGACTTGTTTGAGATTAGGTAGTAAGATAATAGGTAAGTGTATGATGGGGTCTACTTCAAATGCACTTAGTAAAGGTGGTGAGAACTTCAAGCGTTTGTTTGAGGATTCAGATTTAAAGACTCGTAATGCAAATGGTCAGACTAAATCAGGGTTATACAATCTATTTATTCCAATGGAGTGGAACATGGAAGGGTTTATAGATAGGTTTGGTATGCCAGTGTTTAGAAAACCTGAGAAAAAAATTAGAGGGGTAGATGATGAGTGGATAACAAACGGAGCAATTGATTATTGGGAAGCAGAAGTAGAATCATTAAAAAAAGATGCAGATGCATTAAATGAATTTTACAGACAGTTTCCAAGAACAGAGTCACACGCTTTTAGAGATGAGAGTAAGTCATCGCTATTTAACTTAACTAAGATATATCAGCAGATAGATTATAATGATTCTCTTATTATGGAGCATCACATAACTAGAGGTAGATTCTACTGGAAAGATGGAGTGAAAGATTCAGAGGTGATATGGACACCAGATTCAAGGGGAAGATTCAAAGTATCTTGGACTCCTAAAAGAGGATTGAATAATAGGAAGGTTAAAAAGCATGGAGTATATTTTCCTGTTAACGAACATATAGGAGCATTTGGGTGTGACTCGTATGATATATCTGGAACTGTTGGAGGTGGAGGTTCTAATGGAGCTCTGCATGGTTTAACTAAATATAATATGGATGAAGCTCCGAGTAATGAGTTTTTTTTAGAGTATGTTGCTAGACCACAAACGGCAGAGATATTTTTTGAAGAAGTATTAATGGCATGTGTGTTTTATGGGATGCCTATACTTGTAGAGAATAACAAACCAAGGTTACTCTATCATTTTAAAAACAGAGGGTACAGAGGATTTAGTATGAACAGGCCCGATAAACATTATAATAAATTATCAAAAACAGAAAAAGAACTTGGTGGTATACCTAATACTTCTGAGGATGTAAAGCAATCACACGCAGCAGCTATAGAATCATATATAGAAAAGCATGTAGGTATAGATTTAGATGGACAGCATAGAGCTGGAGATGAGATGGGAAGTATGTATTTCATAAGGACTTTAGAAGACTGGGCTAGGTTTGATATTAGTGCTAGAACTAAGTTCGATGCTAGTATTAGTTCAGGGCTTGCAATTATGGCAAATCAAAAGCATGTTTATCTTCCTGAGAAAAAACAATCAAAAATAAGTCTTAACTTTGCAACATATAATAATAAAGGAACATTAAGTGAATTAATTAGATGAAAGAGGTAAACATAAACATTTCATCTGTAGGATTCCCTAGTCAGTTTGTATCTGATGCTGAAAAAGCAACCGATGAGTTTGGGTTACAAATAGGGCAGGCTATTCAATATGAATGGTTTCGTAAAGATTCTAACGGATGCCGATATTATAGTCAGTGGAGGGACTTTAACAGATTACGCCTTTACGCAAGAGGGGAACAATCCATAGCAAAATATAAAAATGAATTAGCGGTAGATGGTGATTTATCTTACTTAAATTTAGATTGGACTCCAGTTCCTATTATTCCAAAGTTTGTAGACATTGTAGTTAATGGAATGTCTGATAGATTGTTTAAAGTAAAAGCTTACGCACAAGATGCTATTTCACAGGAAAAAAGAAGTAAGTTTCAACAAATGATTCAAGGGCAAATGGATGCTAAAGAAGCGTTAACAATTATACAGGATGGCACAGGCTTCAATCCTTTCACCATGAATCCAGACGATTTACCTGCTAGTGATGAAGAGTTGTCTCTTTATATGAACTTAAATTATAAACCAGCCATAGAGATTGCAGAAGAAGAAGCGATTGATACAATGTTTGCCGAAAATCATTATGATGACATTCGTAAGCGTTTAGATTACGATATGATGGTGACGGGTATGGCTGTAGCAAAACACGAGTTTCTTCAGGGAAGTGGTGTTCAGGTTTCTTATGTAGACCCAGCTAATGTGGTATACAGTTATACTGAAGACCCGCACTTTAAAGATTGTTTTTATTGGGGTGAAATTAAAACTGTTCCTATAGCAGAGTTGATGAAAATTGACCCAACACTTACTACAGATGATTTAGAAAAAATATCAAAATACAGCCAGAGCTGGTATGATTATTTTAATGTTGCTCAGTTTTATGAGAATGATATCTTTTATCGTGACACTTGTACATTAATGTATTTTAATTATAAAACCACAAAGAAGATGGTTTATAAGAAAAAAGTTAATGACAATGGTAATATTAAAATGATTGAAAAGGAAGACACTTTCAATCCTCCAGTAGACATGATGGAAGAAAACAATTTCGAGAAAGTAGAAAAAACTATTGATGTGTGGTATGACGGTGTTATGGTGATGGGAACAAACATAGTGTTAAAGTGGGAGCTTGCTAAAAACATGGTAAGACCTAAGTCTTCATCTCAACACGCAATACCTAATTATGTGGCTGCAGCACCTAGAATGTATAAAGGAGTTATTGAATCTTTAGTAAGAAGAATGATACCTTATGCTGATTTAATTCAGATGACTCATTTAAAACTACAACAGGTTATAGCTAGAACAGTTCCTGATGGGGTATATATAGATGCAGATGGTTTAAACGAAGTTGATTTAGGTACAGGAGCAGCATATAATCCAGAAGATGCATTAAGACTTTATTTCCAAACAGGTTCGGTAATTGGTAGAAGTTATACACAAGAAGGAGATTACAACCAAGGTAAAATTCCTATACAGCAGCTTACAAGTAATTCAGGAGCTTCTAAGACACAAATGCTTATTGCTAACCTAAACCACTACTTAGACATGATACGAGCTGTAACAGGCTTAAATGAAGCGAGAGACGGTACAATTGCTAACTCCGATGCTTTAGTGGGTGTTCAAAAGCTAGCATCATTAAGTTCTAATACCGCTACTCGTCATATATTAGATGGAAGTCTTTACATATATAGAACGTTAGCAGAAGCGCTAACTTACAGGGTAGCGGATATTTTAGAATATTCTGATTTTAAAGAAGACTTTATAAATAAAATAGGGAAATACAATGTTGGTATACTTGGAGAGATATCTGATTTATATATATATGACTTTGGAGTCTTTATTGAGTTGTCTCCAGATGAAGAGCAAAAAGCTATGCTTGAGCAAAATATTCAAATGGCATTATCTAAAAATGATATTAATCTTGAAGATGCTATTGATATACGTGAAATTAAAAATCTTAAACTTGCAAACCAATTGCTTAAAGTAAAACGTAAAGCTAAGCAAGAGCAAGATGAGCAAAGAGATATGAAGAAGCAAGCTATGATAAATCAACAACAACTTCAGTCTCAACAAATGAAAGCTCAAATGGATGCTCAAAAAGTTCAAATGGAAATGGAGGCTAAGATTAAGTATAGACAAGCAGATATACAATTTGAAATTCAAAAACAAGCAGCTGAAGCGGAATTAAAAGCTCAGTTAATGCAAAAAGAGTTTCAATATAGTATGCAGCTTCAAGGTATGACACAAGAGCAATTAGGCATGAGAGAAAGTGCGAAAGAAAAAGCTAAAAGCGACAGAATAAGTCAACAAAGCACTGAACAGTCGGAACTTATAAATCAACGTAAAAATAATTTACCTCCTAAGAATTTTGAATCTAATGAAGATTCCTTAGACGGGTTTGACCTTGCAGAATTTGAGCCAAGATAGTGTTTAAATTTTGCGTAACTTTGCAACTAAATTAAATTAAATCAAATGGATATTAAAGTAAGAGAAGTAACGACTGAAGAAAAGTCGACTCAAGAAATAGAACAAGAACTCCTTGATAAGCATGAGGAGAAACAGCAGCTAGAAACTGCACAAGTTGATTCTACTGAAACACAAGAAGAAACTGTAGAACAAGACAATACAACAGAAGATAATACGGATAAAGTTGAAGCTCCTGTAGAACAAGAAACTTTAACTCCAAAAGAGTTAGACGAAAATGAAGTTCTTTCATATATTGGAAAAAGATACGGTAAGGAAATTAATTCTATTGATGAATTAGTTAGCAAGCGTGAGGAAAGCGAACCGCTTCCTAAAGACGTTGCTGCTTACCTAAAGTATAAAAAAGAAACTGGACGTGGTTTTAATGACTTTGCAAAACTGCAAAAAGATTACACTGATTTAAGTCCAGATGCTTTGCTACGTGAATATTACTCTATAACTGAAGAAGGTTTAGATTCAGAAGATATAGATTTATTGATGGAAGATTTTGTTTATGACGAAGATGTTCATGAACCAACTGAAATTAAAAAAATAAAACTAGCAAAGAAAAAAGAGATTGCTAAAGCTAAAAAGTTTTTACGTCAACAACAGGAACAATACAAACAGCCCCTTGAGTCAAGGGAAAGTTCTGCCTCTGTAAATAACGATGAACTAATAGAATATAGGCAATATTTAGAGTCAGCTAAAACACATCAAGAAGAAGCAACTCAGAAAAGAGAATGGTTCGTTAAAAAAAGTGACGAAGTATTCAGCTCCGAATTTAAAGGTTTTAAATTCAACATAGGAGAAAATGAGTTAGTTTATACTCCAGGCAGTGCTTCTGAACTTAAAAAAGCTCAAGAAAGTCCTTTAAATTTTATAAATAAATATATGGATTCACAAGGCTTTATGAAAGATGCAGAGGGATACCACCGTGCTTTAGCTATTGCAATGAATCCTGAAAAGTTTGCTCAGTTCTTTTATGAACAAGGGCAATCACAGGCAACTGACGATGTAATACGTAAAACAAAAAATGTCAATATGACTGAGCGTAGTGCACCAGAGGTTTCTGTCAAATCAGGTTTTCAAGTGAAAGCAGTTTCTCAGCCTTCGAGCAAAGGACTGCGAATTAAGAGTATAAAAAAAACGTAATAATAATTTAAAATAATATAACATGGCAGGACAAGTAAAAGCAACGCCAACATTCGCGTTGACTCCGAGTTCAGAAAGAACTCCAACAGCCCAAAACTATATTGTAAATTTTGATTTCTTAAATCAGTATCTTCCTGATACGTATGAAAAAGAATTTGAAAGATACGGTAATAGAACGATTTCTTCATTCTTAAGAATGGTAGGAGCGGAAATGCCTACAAACTCAGACCTTATCAAATGGGCTGAACAAGGTAGGTTACACACGAAATATACACAAGTTGGTACAGCAGTAGCAGCAGGTCAAGACCAAGCTGTATTTCAGGTAAACGATGCAATCGACCCAGCGACTGCTGAGCAAGTAATCAGAGTAGGACAAACAGTAGTGATTGTTCAAAACGATGGTTCAGGTCTTA